TTTACACCCCCTCTAGTACCCCCCTGTGTGTAGTAGAAGGGGGGGGGTATGACAGTATGACATATATATAATAATAATAATAATAATATAATATATACTATATAAATAAGGAGTATCAGTTGAATGAATTATGGCAGATTTAGTGTATGCCATAAATATGACGTTAATGCCATTAATCAATTTAAAGTTTATATCTGTGAAAGGCCATGATACCAGAAATTCAACATCACTTAGAAAGGAATACAAAATGAACAACACCGTCTATATCGTGTCACGACCAAGAGAGAATAAGTTCGGGTGGACGCCAGACCTCACAGACGCAGCAAGATACGGTAAACTCAAGATCGTCTTCGAGCCTGAAGACAAGCCGCAGTTCAATCCAACCAAAGCTATCGACACAGCCAGAAAGGCTATGGAAGGATTCAACCCAGATGACTTCCTGCTCTGGCCCGGTGGTGGAGATCCAATAGCCGTCATGGTCGCATGCATGATCGCCGCAGAAGAAAGCGAGGAAGTGAACATCCTAAGATGGGAAAGAAACTTCAATGAAGGCGAGAGAGACAGGCGCAAGGGATGGTATCTCCCAGTCAAGCTAAACATGGCCTAAATCTTTTTTATCTAATGCACTTGTAATACTTCATGTAGTGTACTAGATAGTGTGTATAGGAAATGAGAAAGGAACTTAGAAATGTTAAAACTTAAAAAAATTAAAGCCACTGAGTGGAACGGAAATGGGTTCGGTGAAACTTCTGCTGATTGGTGCATCAAAGGCCAAGAGCATATTCACGTCTTTAAACTTGGTATGGCTTGGGTTGCAAAAGACACTTCCAATGATCGTTTGATTTGCAAAGCATACTCACGCTCAGACCTGATCGAAGTTCTTGAAGCCAAGGTTCCCTTCTCAGAGGAGGCAGCATGATGGAACCCAAGTTTAAAAAAACCAGACGCAAAGGTGATTTGCGAAGCCCTTGGGAATACCAAGGGTGGCTGATCCACAGCTCAAAGTCCGGTATGTATAACATGGTCAATTGGTTCGCTAATAATGGCATCTATAAAACAATAGTCGCCAGCAGCCTCAAAGATCTGTGCTTAAAAATAGATCAATTCATGGAGGCAGCATGACCCTAGCCGTAACACACTGCCCAAACTGCAAAGGCCGCGTTAAACTCCAAGCCAAAGACTCAAGGCCGCACGAAGCATATGGCTTCCCAACAGCAAAGCGAAGGCGCGTCTGCCTAAAGTGCAACTTTAGAATAACAACAATCGAAATACCAATATCAATCGGAAATGAAGTCTTCGAGGAGGAATAAGCCATGATGGTCGTTAATAACAGAAGCGCCAAACTTAATCAGTACGCACTGGAACTTAGGCGGTCAGGCAAACTTCTCCGCGAAATAGGCGAAGAGCTAGGCGTAGGTATGGAAAGAGCAAGGTCTAGAATTGCAATGGGGGCAAGGTTTGAAAAAGTATTTGAGCTTGGAAAAAACGCCACAACAATGGGTGATCTGTTTATTTCAGCACGTCTCAAAAATGTTATCAAAAATATCCCCGCCAACCACATGACCTTTGATGAGTTCTTGGAAAATGTCAGCCAACAAAAAATGATGGACACACCAAATGCTGGCAAAATGTGCGTCAAAGAATTGGTCAATGCCCTTCGGGAAAAAGAAGTTTCGGAAGAAAAAATAAGCGCGTGGCTCAACGTGAAAATTAAAATCAATAAAAATAAAGGATGGTATCTCCCAGTCATATCAAAACCCCCAGAAGAAAAACACGACACCTGTCAGAGATATGTCATAGCTGAAGGCAGGCTGTTCATGGGTAGCCTATGCAACGAGCCGCTACTGCCAAGGCAGAAAAAATACTGTACTAAGCACAAAGGAAATAAATCATGATCATTAAATCTTGGAAGTTTAAAGGATTCACATCAGAAATCCCAGACTGGGTAAAAGAAGAATCTAGCAAACGACTTGGAAACCCAGACCTCTGGGTACACACACAAAGAGGAGAAGAACCAGCAAAGAAAGGCAAGTGGGTATCAATTAACCTGCGTGGCCACCTAGATATCCACGACGAAAAGCCACAAGGATGGGCAAAAGAAATGATGGCAGGCACAGCATTCGTAGTTCTAATAGCCGCAGTTCTTGTCATAATGTTGGCAATGTGATAGCCAAACCACACTGCTCGATTGGGTCATGCCTGTGACCTCATCTCAAACTTGACCCACCCGGCTAGGCTTCGCACTGCAACGGTGGGTCTTTCTTTTTGTGCAGATCTGATCTACATTCCAAAAATACAGCTAACCACTGAAAAGAAAGGTCAAGGAATGCCAAAAGCCAAAAGTAAAAATCCAGTCGGAAGACCTAAGTTCGAGATTACTCCAGAGGTTTTAGAAAAGACTGAAGGTCTTATGGCTAAAGGATTAACCAAAGAACAATGCGCTGGCGTCCTTGGTATTCACACGTCAACCTTCATGCTTTATCAAGCCGAAAATTCAGAATTTTCAGAAGCTATAAAAAGAGGGCAGGCCCGTGGCATCGATCAAGTGACCAACGCACTCTTTGAAAATGCCACTGTGGATCGCAACGTGCCGTCCATCATCTTCTTCCTGAAAAACCGCGCAGGATGGGTGGATAAAACAGAAACTAAAGTTCAAGAAGAAAAAACAATTACACTAGACCTCACAAGGATTGGTATCAATGAACTCTCAGCAATTGAACGCGCTTTTGAGCAATCTAACGCTGGAGGAAGTCAGGGCAGAGAAGTACCGCAGATCATTGAAGGAGTTTACGAAAGCCGCATGGCCGACGATTGAACCGGGCGTAGAGTTTAAAAACAACTGGCACATCGATGCGATCTCTGATCACCTCCAAGCCGTAGTCGAGGGCGATATCAAGCGCCTGATCATTAACGTGCCGCCCAGACACATGAAATCTCTGTCAGTGGCTGTTGTCCTTCCCGCTTGGACGTGGGCAACACAACCGTCCAAAAAGTTCTTATACGCATCCTACGCAAGCTCCCTGTCGATCAGGGACAGCACCAAGTGTCGCAGGCTGGTCGATAGCCCGTGGTACAAGACTCACTTCGGTGAAAAGTTCGCGCTGACCTCAGATCAAAACCAAAAGCAGCGTTTCGAGAACGATAAGACAGGATATCGCATAGCTACATCAGTTGGCGGCGCCCTAACTGGGGATGGTGGCGACATCATCTGCATTGATGACCCGCACAACAGCGTCGAGGCAGACAGCTCAAAGGTGCGCGAAGGTGTGCTAGACTGGTGGGATCAGGCCATGCAAACCCGCCTTAACGACCCAAAGACAGGCGCATTCGTCATCATTATGCAGAGGCTGCACGAACAAGACCTCACGGGCCACGTCCTAGCAAACCAGCTTGGTGATGAGTGGGATCACCTGATGCTGCCAGCCAGATACGAAGTCGGACACCCAACCCCTATGAGATCCACGCTTGGCTTCACAGATCCGCGCACAATCGAAGGCGAGCTGCTTTGGCCAGAACGGATAGATGATCACACCCTGTCAAACCTAGAGCGTTCTCTTGGCTCCTACGCAGCCGCTGGGCAACTACAGCAGAGGCCAAGCCCCAAGGGCGGTGGTATCCTCAAGTCGAGCTGGTGGGTTCCTTGGGAAAGCGAGGACATGCCCAACAATATCGAATATGTCCTGCAATCGTGGGACACAGCCTTCGAGGCAAAGGAAAGCTCTAGCTTTAGCGCCAGAACCACTTGGGGCGTGTTTCGCCATAAGGGCGTCATGTGCGCCATCGTTCTGGAGGCGTGGTACGACAAGGTCAGCTATCCAGACCTACGCAGGATCGCACAGGAATCATACGATCTCTGGGAGCCTGACGCAGTTCTGATTGAGAAAAAGGCGTCAGGGCAATCCCTACTGCAAGATCTCCGCATGGCTGGTGTGCCTGTATTGGCATATTCACCAGATCGTGATAAGGAAGCCCGCGCCCATGCTTCAAGCGCGATGTTGGAAGACGGAAGAATTTTCTACCCAAGCAGCCGAAAATGGGCTAAAGATTTAATAGATATATGTGCTGCCTTCCCAGCTCACCCGAATGATGACGTAGTGGACACATGCACACAGGCGTGGTTAAGATTGCGAAAAGGTTGGTTTGTTGGGCATAGTGAAGACCCAGAAGAAGACGAACCAGTAGAAAAACAAAGGATGACCCTTTATGGCTGAACTAGAAAATATTATCCCGTTTGCCGAAGGCGCTCCAGCCGACGAACTAATGATTGAAGAGCTTGCCGACGGTGATGTGCTAATCGGAGATCCAGAGCTGGATTACATGGATGAGCTGGATGACGCAGAGTTCGACAAAAACCTAGCAGAAGTAATTGACGAAAAAGAGCTGGCCCGAAAGGCAAGTGAGCTTGTGTCGTTCTACGAGACTGACCGCGCAGCCCGTGCCGAATGGGAGCAACGCTACAAGGAAGGTCTGAAGACGCTCGACCCAGATGGCGGATTGGATGAAGGCGAAGATGAACGCGCCAGCCGTGGCCTGTCAGTCGTGGTACACCCACTGATTGCAGAAGCCGCCACACAATTTAACGCTAAAGCCATCGCAGAGCTGTACCCGTCAGGTGGGCCAGTCAAGTCTGTCATCATTGGTAGCCCAGACGAAAAGCTGGAAGATCAGGCTCGCCGTGTGCGCGAATACATGAATTTCCAAATCACGCAGGAAATGCCTGAGTATTTCCCTGATCTCGACCAGATGCTGTTTCACCTTCCGCTGATCGGTCACACGTTCAAGAAGGTCTGGTGGGACGCCAACCTAGATCGCCAGTGCAGCCAGTTCGTTAAGGCTGAAGACTTTGTCGTGGCTCCAGAGAGCAAAGATCTCTACACATCCCCGCGCTACACCCACGTCATTCGTATGCCAAAGAATGACTTCAATCGCTACGTTAAGAACGGATACTACTTGCCAACCAAGTACGCTGGCGGCAATTCACTAGATCCGTCAGGCGATACAATCGGTGAGATCGAAGGCGTTGACCAGTTCGATGACAGCGAAGATGACGTAATGACATTGCTTGAGATGCACGTCTATGACCTGTTTGACGGCATTGATGGCGAGGAAATGGATGACGGAGATGTCGATGACAACGCAGTTGCCATCCCATATGTGATTACAATCGACTACGAAAACCAGAACGTGGTGGCTATCCGCCGTAACTGGAAACAAGAAGATGAGCTGAAAATTCGCCGTGATTGGTTTGTAAGCTATAAGTTCTTGCCGGGCTTGGGCTTTTACGGCTTTGGTCTGTACCACATGATCGGTGGATTGGGCAAAGCAGCGACTGGATCGCTCCGCGCCTTACTCGACAGTGCAGCATTCGCAAATATGCAGGGTGGTTTTAAGCTGCGTGGCCGCGTTCAGGGCGGCGATATGCAGATCAGCCCCGGCGAGTTTATCGATCTCGACAGCACAGTTGATGATGTGAATAAGGCAATCATGCCGCTTCCATTCAAGGAGCCATCAGGTTCCTTGTTTAATCTGCTTGGCTTTATGGTCGATGCGGGACAGCGTTTTGCCAGCACAGCCGATCTTAATATCGGTGACGTTAATCCAAACGCCCCTGTCGGCTCAACTGTCGCCCTGATCGAACAGGGATCGAAGGCATTTAGCGCGATTCACAAGCGCCTACACTACGCGCAGGGTCAAGAATTTAAACTTCTTGCGGCGCTGAACGCAGAGAATCTCCCCGATGAGTTCAGCTTTTCGCAGGCAGGAGCTGCGGAGATTATCTACCGTGCCGACTTTGATGACAGGATTGACATTGTTCCAGTGTCTGATCCTAACATCTTCTCGACAGCCCAGCGCATCGCGCAGGCACAGGCTGTCTTGGAAATGGCGCGGTCAGCTCCGCAGCTTCATGACCTATACGCAGCGTACAAGCGTATGTATGAGGCGATCCGAATACCCAACATTGATGAGATCCTAAAGAAACCAGAAGACGCAGTTCAGATGGACGTGATCGATGAGAACATGAGCGTTCTTTATGGCAAGCCAATCCGCGCCTTCCCAGAGCAAGATCATGACGCGCATATCGCGGTTCACATGCAGTTCTTGCAAGATCCGTCACTGGCGGGGAACCCCGGTGCGAAGGCAATGCAGCCTGTGTTGATTGCTCACATCGCAGAGCATATCGCGCTTTTGTATCGTCAGCGCATGGAGGCAAGCATCCAGATGGAGATGCCGCCAATGCCAAACTTCAAAGACCCAGACTTCAGATTTGGCGCTGTAGATCCGAAGATGGATCTTTTAATCAGCCAACGCGCGGCTCAAGTTGTGGCGGCAGCTCCTCAGATGAAGCAGATACAATCCCTAGCAGGCATGGGCGGACAGGGACAACAACAGGGCAATCCTCTGCAATATGCACAGCAGCTCGCGCAGCTTGAGACTGAGGCCCTGAAGGCTCGTACAACGGCTCAGATCGAAGCAGATCAGGCCAAGGCAAGGTCTGGCATTGAGATCAAGCAGGCTGAAGCGCGTCAGGACATGGAGATCGACGCGGCCAAGGCGCAGCAAGACATGCAGGCTAAGATTATGAAGCTGGAGGCTGACTTGCAGCTAGAGCGTGAGAAGAATGCAGCTAAGATCCAGATGGAGATGATGAAGAATGTACCCCCCACAATATAATTTGCCTCCAGTCGATCCATCTGCCTTTGGCGGTTTGCCGCCGCAGGGTGGGCCGCAGGGTGGACCGCCACCCCCACAGGGTGGGCCGCAGGGTCAGCCCCCAATGGATATGAACAAGTACCTGATTGACAAGGTTATGGAGATCAAGCGGAGGATGGGCAGTAGAGATTCTGGTGCGCTGGGCGCGATTACGGAAGCTATGATGCCACAACCGCAGCCACAGCAGCCACAACCGCAGCAACCACCTATGAGGGCGTGATGAACACATTTATGGACCGCGTTAATGCGATTGTAGCTAAGAACCAAGTTCCCCAAGTCGCACCAGAATCTGTCTATCCAGACGCAGGTATGGGCGCATTGGAGAATGTTGTGTCAGGCGCCCCACGTCAAACTGAGATCATGGGCCAACCGCACATGCTGGCGTACATCAATCCGCAGGAAGAGAATTTACTTCAGGACTACCGTAATGACGCGCCTGTATATACTGGGCCAGATGGTGTTCCTGCTTATGCTTGGTATGATAACTTTTTTAGCGGCAGCACTACTACCAACGACAATAGTAGCAATAATGACGGTCCAGCCCCTACTACTTTCTATAATGACTACAGCGATCCTTCCAATCCAGTGCTTGATACTATGTCTGCTGTGGAAGACAGACGAAGCGGTGATGGCTCTACCTCCTCCGATTACGCTCTCGCTAAAGATAAAAACTTTAATGATTTAAAGGGCTTTGGATCTAACTCAGAAAACGCGGCAGCGGTTAATGCCGCCGTTGCTGAAGCTATTGATTACACGCCTACAACTGTAAGCACCCCAACCTATACGTATCCAACGCCAACACCACAAGTTACTGTTTCTGCACCAGTTGCTGATATTAAATCTCCATTTGTAGATTCTAACATATTATCTGGCAGCTCTCAGGGCGTGATTCCTACATACATAAACGACAACGCTGGAGCTTTGCCGCCCCCTAGCACAGATCGAACTGCCGCCACAGTATTGTCAGAAGTTCAGACGCAATTGAACGCGGCAATATCCAAGGCACAAGGTAATAATTCAAGCAACGATCCAGACGTTTACTGGAACGATGAAATAGCTGAATTGTCCGCAGCCCGTGACAGGATTCGGGATACTGGCGAATTTACTATTAGCGATGGATTGGCGGAAACAAAGTCAGAATTGACCCTAGACGAAAGCAAGGGATCTCTTAACTTCTTGCCTGAAGGCAGTAACACTTTAGGCGAAACAATCATAAATTACTTAACTCCTTTTGGCTCAAAAGAATATATAAACGGCGTTTTGGTAGATACAGATGCAGGCGATTTTACAAGCGATCCAAATGCTGCGAACAACATAAGCGGCTATGTGAACCCAGAGGCGGGTGTTGGATCTAAGGATCTAAACTCAGCGTATGCGAAAATATCTGCTGGCAAGACCAGTGATCTAACAACGAAAGAGAAAATGGCGTTGTATGGCCAGAGAGGTACAGTCCCCAACGCCGCAGAGACAGTTGCTTTGCAGGAAAACTATAAGGCCAGTGGCAAGCGCACGATTACCCAAGACATGCAGGACGAAATCGTCGATGGCATGGTGGCTATAGGCGCAACCCAAGCACAAATTAATGATTACAAAGAGGGAAGCCCAGTTGGTTCTGATGCCAACCCATTCTACGATACATATGGTGAGCTGGGTGTGTTTGGCAAAATTGGCAAAGGATTGGGGGATCTTGCTAACCTTGCTGTCACAAATGCCACTTACGTTTTAATTAACCCACAAAAACAAAACGAAGCCGCTGCCGATGCGTTTGTAAAAGCATATGAATCCGAAGGTTCGACAGGCGGTCAGTTTGATTGGAACGATCCGAATGCCTTGGATCTCAGCCCCGGTGCAGAAGGCGATGCTAACTTTGATAAACTTTTAGAGATGAGTAGCTCAGAAACTGGTATTGAGCCATCACTTCAGGGTGTTGTTGGGGAAGATGGCAAGACAGTACCGGGCGTTGTTGAAGTCAAGAACACAAAAGATGGCCCCGTTATTGTTACTGGCACTGGCGATGACACTACAACAACAGATGGAGATGGTGGAGATGACGATGTCGTTAACACACTCGAAGGAACAAATGTGGTTCCAGCCGCAGAAATATGGAAGCGTTACTACAAGGGTAGCGGATCTCAGTTCATGCCGCCGTGGCTGCGTAGGTGGGCATCTGGGGAAAGCATTGATTTAATTTTGACCAAAGTGACTGTAGATGGTAAAGAATACTATAAGACGAAAGACGGTAGGTATATTGAGCCGTCTGAGTTAGTTGGAACTGCGGTGAGCGATGTGGACGGGGGTTCCGCGTCTCCGTTTGTAACAGAAACAGAAACAGAAACTGAAACAGAAACTGAAGAATAGGAGGCCGTAATGGCTGAAGGAATGATGAACCCGAATGGACAGGATGAACTCATGCTTGTTCAGAGCTTTGAACAACTGGCCAATGCCGTAGGTGCAGAAGTTCCTGTATCCATTCAGAGCGAAATCGCAGCGGTCAAGGCTGGCAATCGCATGTCTTCTGAATTGCAGAAGATATTGGCTGAAGGCTCTATGAAAATGATGAACCAATTAAACCCAGAAACAATCAACTCATACCAAGTTGATGGCGGCACAGAAACAATGACGCCCTCTAACATGGAATCTCTTCGCAAATCAGGTCAGATTACTGAAGATGAGTACACCTACATGGTTGATGGTCAGCCACAGGCCATGACGCCTTCTCAGATGGGTGGGATGCAATCAAGTGGCGATATTACTCCTACTCCAGCCCCATCCAACGTCATGAACATGGATGATGCAATCGCCGCAGGTCTTGTTAACCCAACGCGCCCACAAATGCGTCCACAAATGCGCCCACAAATGCGTCCAATGCGATAGGAGGCCATCATGGCTGAAGTTAATGTAGAAAACATGGAAGACAACGCCAAGATGTTCGAGCAAAAAATGGGCTTTGCTCATAATGCTGACGGCTTGGACATGAGCGACGAACAGTTGGTCAACTTCCTGCTACTGTGCCACCACGGCATGGACGATGACGATATGTACGAAGAAGATGAGATGTATGACGATGAAGAAGAAATGATGGAGATGCCCCACGGCAAGGATGTCAAAGTCAAAGTCATGAAGCTCGACGGCGGCAACGTCCACGAAATGATGAATAAACTTCTGGGGGGCTGATATGCCTGTAGTGAAGGTCAAGGGCGGCTATCGCTGGGGCAGCAAGGGTAAGGTCTACAAGACCAAGGCCGAAGCTGAGAAGCAGGGACGCGCTATCAGGGCGTCTGGGTATAAGGGCAAGAAGTAAATGGGTGTTCTCAAATTCTTAAAGTCAGGCGCAGATTTAGGTAAAAAAATTAACGCTGAAGAGGTTGCAGAGGTTGCGGTTGACGCCCTTGGCAACCCAATCGGCAGTCTTGCGACTATGGGCGATAATATGCCCCCGCCAAACATGAGAATAGATCCACTTGAGAGTGTTGACTATCCCGCAGGTTACTTCCCAGAATACCGTGGCGCAGCTCCAAATCGCACTGAGCCATACCCGCGCTATGAGCCAAAGAATACTACAGAACGGATGCAGCGGTTAGAACTGGCAATTTCTGACGAAGAAAATCCAATCAATACAGTATTTGATAACTATATCGAAAAGGGCAAAGCCTTGGCTGGCCCTGACTGGTACAACACTGAAGAGCTGCGCGACTGGATGGTTGGAAGCCTTGGTGAAGTAGAGGGCGACAAGCAGTGGCGTGAGTACATGGAACTGATTGGAACCACATCCACTGGATCTAAAGTTCCTCAGAACATTCGTTTTGCTAGTTTGTATCGTGCTATCGCTCCAGAAGATCGCATAAGAGTGGCTCAGATGGTTAAGGATGAAGGCATCACGCCTCTTGCTGCCGCAAAAGAGCTGGGCGTTGAGCCAGCGAATATTCCAGACGATTTCAATTATGGCCACATCAAGCAGCGCAACCAAGCTGGCAATGTGGTCAACAGAGAGATGGGCTTATGGGAGCGCGAGGTTCCAGAGGAGCTAACTGGAGCGGCTCGCACCAAGTGGCTACAGGCAAACCCAAAGGTTAAGGGTTTTGGGAACGATCTTTTAGGCGATGACACAAACATTGCGGCTGACATGCACTTCATGCGGATGTTGGCTATGTCTGACGGTGGCGGTGATTTCTTGAGCGCCCAAGCAAAGCTCAGTGGTGACAATGCAAAGATTGCGGCTGACGTTATTGGCCCCAGAAAGATCAAGAAATATACATCTACACGCATGGTCAATGGCAAGGAAATGTCTGAGATCAACTTGTTCAAGGCATGGAAAGATGGCCACATCAAGGACACATCTCCATTCCAAGAGATCCCGACAGCTTGGTCTGACACACCAAAAGCCAATGAATATGCGGCTTATGAGGACATGGCCAACCGTGTGTCCTCTAAGTACGACATGACCCCGTCACAGTTTCAAGCAAGCCTGTGGATGGGCGCTGGAGACATCACTGGTCTGGCTGACGAAAGCCAAGGCACGTTTATGCAGTTGTTTAGGAAAAGCCTAGACAAGCGAGCTGGTGAGCGTGGTTTATCGCGCAAAGGAATGTTACGAGATTTCATTAAGAACAAAGCGGTATTGTCTGTTCCGTTTGGGGGCTTTGGCGCTCTTAGCAGCATGGGTGAAAACAAAGAAGGAGAAATTTAATGGCTAAACCGGGACTATACGCAAACATCGCGGCGAAGAAGAAACGCATCAAGGCTGGATCTGGCGAGACAATGCGTAAGGTTGGAGCCAAGGGCGCACCAGCTAAAGGTGCGTTTAAACGTGCAGCCAAGACCGCGACGACACCAAATAGAAGGAAAGCATAATGGCTAAAGGTATTAAGCATTATTTCAAGAACGGCAAAGAGCATAAGGGCGCTACTCACAAGGATGCCAAGGGCAGAGTTATGTCTGGCAAGACACACACTGCCTCCAGCAAGTTTCTAGTCCACAAAAAGGATCTGTCAGCTACTGCTAAGAAAATGGCGAGCTAGTAATGGGTGTATTTGGCGCATTAAAGGGCTTGGCCAAAACGGTAAAAGACATAGGTAACTTGCCTGATCCTATTCCTGTTTATCATGCGTCACCTAATAAAATAGAAGGTGCGTTCAGACCAAGCAACCGTGACGTGGGAATACACTTTGCGGGTAACCCAGATCTTGCAACCAATGCGGCTGTAAAATCTTTTATAAATGACTTTGATTCCGCTGAAAATGTTAAGCCATATAAATTCTCAATAAATGCAAGCCCAGATCAAATCGCTGACATTCCATCAGCAGGAAATAGGTTTAATTTTTATGACATCCTAGAAGGGCTTGTTTTCAGCAAGAAAATTAATGACGAAACATTTAACGAAATATATGATGGTTTAGAAAGCATTGAACAATCTGGAGATTACTATGATGAAATCATGGAAGCCCAAAACAATTATTTCTCGAAAAAGCTATCTAAAGAAAACAACATAAAGGTTTTGAAATACTTTAACGATTTTGATGCTGGCCCAACTTGGAAAGATATGGAGTCTGGAATTTTTGAAAGTGGTGTTAAGCCAGATTATTCCTACATGGTTTTAGACCCTGATGTAATTAGCGAAGCAGGGATCGAATAATGGCAACGTACAAAGGCAAGAGCGTCAAGCTGAACAACCCACGCCGCATATCCAAGGGCGAGACATCTTACGGCAAGAAGAAGTCTGTGGTATATGTGACGGACGGTGATAAGATTAAGCGTGTGACCTTTGGCGATCCCAACATGAAGATCAAGAAAAACCAAAAGGGCCGCAGATCTAATTT